TAGTTATATTTTGAGAAACTATTATATTTAGATTTCTCGATTGGGTTTTCTAATAAGTACTCTTGTATGTTTGCAAGAGCACCAAATATTTTATTGTTCTGTGACATTGATACCTCCGTTTCTTAAGATACATTGTAAATTAATTGACAAAAGAATACAACAGAATTATTCTACTCGTCAAAGGAGGTTATATGTCACTACAACACATCACATCGGTCGTCAGTTTAGAGGGGATCACACCAACACAAAAATTAATTTTATTCATACTTGCAAATTACTCAGATGAGTTTGGTCAGTCATACCCGTCACACGGCAGAATTATGAAAATAAGTTGCCTTAGTAGAAACGCTGTCATATCAAATTTAAATATTCTTAGGGACCAAGGTTACATTGATTGGGAGAACAGGGACAACTTCTCAAATCTTTATAAATTACATGTTAATCAAGGGGGTACTCCTGAAGTACAGGGGGGTACTCCAAAAGTACACAATACTAAAGATAAAACTAAACAAGTATATATATTAGATTACGAAAAGATTTATGAGATATATAAATCTAAGTGCGATAAAAAATATTTTACACATTCTGCTAACTCATACCTTATTAGAAACAGATGGAATGAATTAAAGCAGTTAGCAAGGAAGGGATTAATCTCACCTAAGACGGGAAAAAAATTAGACCTAACAACAGAAGAGTTTTGGGAATCATATTTTGAAATAGCAAACAACTCGCCTTATTACAGAAACAGGTTAGATGGTCTTATGAAAAACAAACCCGACTGTAGGACCCTATTATCACCCACACAATTTAATTCAATCATAGAGAGGAAACATGGATAAGAAAATTTTTGATAAAGAACTAGAAGGCAACATCATTGCTGCCATGATTATGGAAAGAGAATGTTTTGAAACAGCACAAGAAAAGGGAATAGCCCCCGATGATTTTGTGCACCCAGCATTTAGTAAGGCTTACAACATTATGTTTACAAATAACATCAATGACTATGTGAGCATATCTTCCGCCATAGATAATGAAATGCAGGCACAGGAAATTAAAGAAGAGGTGCTGGGCTTTATATCCTCAGCATCATTTAGTCACTGGCTTAAACTTCTGCTAATTAAATCAGCTCATAGAAAGTTGAATACTCTTGGGGATGAGATACCAAGGATTGTTCACGAAGAGGGCAGCATCGAAGAGAAGATTGACAGAGTCAACGCCAAGCTAATGGAAAACAAGATTACAAAAAACTTTGGCATTCCTAAATTAGCTAAAGATATTTCTCTTAATATTATGGATGAGCTATCTCAATCGGGGGAAAGTAAAACAACCATCAAGACTGGATTTTCTAACGTGGATGACAAAATCCTAGGATTCAAGCCCGGTGATCTTATTGTTATAGCTGGTAGACCCGCCATGGGTAAGACAACCTTTGCTATGAATGTTGCAACTAACAATGCACTGGCTGGTAAGAACGTGTTGGTATTTAGTTTAGAGATGACTAACGAGCAGCTACTGAAAAAAATTATTAGCTCAATCGCAGAGGTTCCCATGGACAACATTCTTAAAAACAGCATGGACCAAAACCAAACCAAGAAGTTTATAGATGCGATGCAGATGATTAACGAGACAAGCCTTTATCTTTTTGATAACGCACCCATAACCATTGAAACATTAATCAACAAAACAAACTCACTTGCTGTATCTAAAAAAATAGATTTAATTGTCGTGGATTATTTACAGCTACTCATGACATCATCGAAGGCTCCTACCAATAGCGACTCAAGGGCAGCTTCTATGACTTATATTTCCAATCTTCTGAAGGGGCTGGCGAAACAAGTTTCGTGCCCAATAATTGCTTTGTCTCAATTAAACCGTGGTGTTGAGGGTAGAACCGATAAACGTCCGGTCCTTTCGGATCTTAGAGACTCGGGATCGATAGAGCAAGACGCAGATATGGTAGCAATGCTTTACCGGGATGGTTATTACACAGAGAACCCACACGACACAGCGTCTGAAATTATATTTAGAAAGAATAGATTAGGTGACATAGGTACGTTTGGTTTATCATTCCAAGGTGAGATATCAAAGTTCTCTTCTACCCTAGACGAGATCTTTGGAAGTAGTAAAAAAATGAAAGACCTTTACGAGTACGAGCAGATATGAACCAAGAAGAAAATTTTCACCAAATGCTTAGGGATATTATTCCTAAGATTCAAGAAACAAGAATTAATGTTCTTAAAGCAGAAGCCAATCTTAAAAAAGTTTTTTGGATACAGCTGTGTATAGCCAAGGACGACGGGGAAAGAAGTTACAACGCACAAAAATCTAAAGCCGAAGCATCAGAAGATTACTACTCAGCATCTATGGGTGTAGCAACAGCCAAGGCTAGTCTAGATGCATTGCAGACAGAGAAGGCTGCGATTGATATGCAGTTTGAGGAATGGCGTACCAAGATGGCTAACTTAAGAATGGAGCGATCTAGGTATGGTGCTTAAGGGTAAGGCACCAAACAAAGAAGAGAAAGCTTGGATGGACGCAATTGCAACCATGGGTTGCATAGTTTGCTGGGATCAGTTTGATACTTTTAGCCCAGCTGAAGTGCATCACATTGATGGTAAAACAAAACCCGGAGCACATTTAAACACAATACCTTTATGTTTTAGACATCATAGGGAGGGAGTAAACAATGATATGTACGTCTCCCGCCACCCATACTTACATGAGTTTGAAAAAAGATACGGAAGCCAAGAAAGTTTATTAATTAAAACCAAGGAGCGTTTATGAAATGTTATCACTGTAATACAGAATTAATTTGGGGTGGAGATCATGATATTGAGGAAAGAGAAAATGAATTTTCTATGGTCTCAAATTTAAGCTGCCCAAGTTGTGAAAGTTTTATTGAGGTTTATTATAAAAAAAATAAGGAGCACATTAATGATTGAAATAATTTTAGATTTTATGATGGTGTTGTTCGGTCTAACATTCATTTATTTAATTGTCACTGACCATGACAACCACCCATTTTAACAATGTATTTATTTATGAGAGAAGAAGAAAAAGACAATATAAATCCCAGCCATTATCGAACTGGTGATATAGAGTGCATTGATGCAATCGAAGCCAGTATGACAAAAGAGGCATTTAGGGGATACTGCAAAGGGAACATACTGAAGTATGTTTGGAGGTATGAAAATAAAAATCTAGAAGAGGACCTAAAAAAATCTCAGTGGTATACAGCTAGACTTATAAAAACTTATGAAACATAGAAATGATATGGGGCACATAGATGTTGCAGGATACGCTAACGCAATTGGCAAACTCAAAACTCACAAGGAAAGATTGGCTTATATGTCTGATCTGACTTTAGGTTTTCAAAAGTTGTGTTATCTTTTATCTATGCAAATGTCTTTGCCCGAGACTATTGCTAACCTTCCATCTCGGGAGGAGAGACAAAAGGCTTGGGAAGAGTTGCCCGAGAACTCAATGAAAGACATGGTGAAGCATAGAGTAATAACTATATTTAAAAAAGTGAGGTGATCTAAATGCCGGGAATGAGAGGAAAAGGAAAAAAGAAAAAAGGTGGAAAGAAAAAATCAAGAGGTTGATTGGACTGACTACTTCAATTCTATAAAGACAGTATGTCCGCATAGCATTGAGTCCTTTGAAAGGAACAGGGTAAAATTTGTTCCTTTTTTTAATTTACTTAACGAGCCGACGTGGATTAACTATGCATACAAATTTGATGCATTGCTTTTTATAGGCGATAATAAAGTATCACTTGGTTTATTAAAAAACCTTGTTGATTATTTGGAGACTGTTTATAAAGATTTAGAATTTTTTTATTCATATCCATATGAGGGCAAGTACTCGACCCCATTGCCATGTTTAATTGTGCAAAACAAAAGCACCTTAAATGCAGCAAGAAAAGAGTATAAAGAAAAAATTAAGGTTTAAAATAAATGGTAACAAAAACCACAAAAAGGAAGTTTCCGAAAGTTAAAAAAACTAAGAGTGGTGTACCATTAAAATACTTAGCCGGTTTAACTGGGGAAAAAAGAAAGAAGCGAGAAAGAGAAATACTGAAAGCTAAACAGCAGTATAAATCCGGAAGCCTTACTAGAACCTCAATGAACCGCTTAGCGAAATCTAGAGCGAAAGATGCCAGCAAAAAGAAAAAGTAGTACTGACACAACTCTTAAGAACATGTCAAAAAAATACAACGTCCCCGTTGGTATTTTAAAACAGGTTGTTAAAAGAGGCAGGGGTGCTTATTATTCAAGCGGCTCTAGACCCGGACAGACCCCAACATCTTGGGGGGTTGCGAGAGCTAGGTCTTTTGCATCGGGCAAGGGTGGAGCAAGGAAAGCTGACGCTGATCTTTGGAATAAAGTTAAGGCAAGGAGAAAATAATGGCTGCTGGAGTTAATCATTATTTAAAAGATGGGACTGTTTGGAAAGGCTCTTATCATAAGATGCCAAACGGGAAGTTACATACCAACACGAACCATACCAAAACAAGTAAGCCTTTGTTTCATTTCAAAGATTTAAGCAGTAAAGCTAAAGCTAGGGCTAGGAAAAGAAAATAATGGCTACAGTTAAAGACGCAAAAAGAGTTTCGGGTGGAGTAGAGTACAGGGGTAAGAAATATCCCGGCTTTAACAAACCAATGCAATACCGTGGCTCGGGCAATTATAAGAAAACTGTTCTTGCAAAAAAGGGCAATGAAATAAAGGTAGTGAATTTTGGACACAAGGGTTATGGTCATAATTATAGTTCTGAGGCTAGGAAGTCCTATCTTGCACGATCTGCTGGAATTAGAAACAAAAGTGGCGGGCTTACCAAGGACGACAAGTTCTCGGCAAACCACTGGGCAAGAAAAGTTTTATGGGCTGGACAAGGTAAAACCAAAAAGTCTCCACCAAAAAAATGATCCTTTATACTGAGAAGCAACTTAGGGATGCATACCACAATCACAAAATACTTTTAAATAAAAATAAAATTAAAGTGCCAACACTTGAAGAGTTTAGATTAATTTTTGAAGACTATTACAAAGATTATTATGGAGAGCATGGTGAACAAAAAAAATATATTAATTGAACACCTTAGGGTTGCTGGTATGTTGGACCCAGTTGTTAAGTGGATACCTAAAAATCCTATGGGTAGAAAAACAGGCAAGGTTACTGGTTGGGTTTATCGTGAGTATGAGGAAAAGCTTTGGAGAAAGCTTGGAGATAACTTCGAGGAAGCCAAGTCCGCAACCAAGGATGCTGCATCATGAGAATATTTGCTACACAGTTTGAGCATGATGGTAAGACCTACGCTGGTCCAAACATTATAGCGAGAGATTTTGAACAGGCTGAAGCCATTGCTGAATTAAAAGGAATTGAAGTTGTTGGGGAGTTAACTGATTATGTTTATTTGGAGGACGATCAGCCCAGCACAAGGACTCTTCACTAATGGGTGATTTAGTTTACATACACAGATCCAAGGAGAAGTGGATCGATATAAAAGAAGAGCCCTTGCCGAACGAAGATTTTTGTTTGTTGTTTGCCAAGGGTAGGGCTGAGGCACCTATCATGGAATTATTATCACCCGATACTGATAAACAAATAACCATGAGTTTTTTGTCTTCGCTTGGTATTCAACCACTCTATTGGATGAGAATCCCTCAGCCGCCTCAGCGGGGGAAAAAAGAAAAGAGTACCTAAACCCTATCTTATTTTTAATATAACGTCAGAGACAATCTCCATAGCTCTCAACGCTAATCTTAT